GTTAGTTTTGGGTTGGCGGTGATGAGTGCAAGAAGCTGATAGGTCGCGGTTGCCCGGGCCTGTAGGTTCTTGCCTTTCTCAGATTCCGCCAGTAACCGGGCGAACTCTTCAGACTCTTCATCTGACAGGCAGGTCCGGATGGCCAGCCGGTCGCCGCCTCCGATATCCACCTCTTCAAACCGTTCAGCGACCCTCCTCTGCAGGAGTGCGATCTCGTTATCCCAGCGCCGTTCATCGTGGGCACCTGCCTGCCGTATCCGCTCGAAATTGGCTTCGTGGCCCTTCAACATCTCATGTGCTTGTTCGGGGCTGATCGTCCGTTTGGCTTCGGTCATACTTATACGACGGTGATGGTCAGGGTATCGGGATCACGCATCTCAACATCGGCGTCAACGTCAACGATCTTGCCGGCATCAACCCAGGAGATCCCGCCACTGGAGAACCAGCAGTCTGGTAGCGTGATGGTGATAGTTGTTGCTCCTTTCGTAAGGACCCCGACAAGATCAAAGACTTTCGGATCTCCGACGGCATACGTGGCGGTTGCGGCAACACCATCAATCTGGAACTTGATCGATCCGGTGATGGCGTTAGTGATTGCATAATTAGCCAGTTTGAACACTTTGGTGGTATAGAAGTCGGTACCGACAACGGTTCCGTTCGGGATAGTGAGCGTTTCTGACTGTTCAACGTCATTCACGTCAGTTCCTACAATAGTGAAACCACCTGCAGCCGTTGACACATCCGTCGAAGTCCGCACCCTTAATACTGATGCAGTTGCCGGGTCGGCTGTGATTGGCACGGCCGTTCCCGCAGTGAACGCGGTTGCGGCCAGACATGCGGTTGCGGTTCCTGTTACTGCGGTGTCGGTTAATCCATACCCCAGTGTTCTGGCTGCGTCTGCATAGACCAGCGCTTTCTTGATCTTCGTCTTTACCGTGAGTTTGCCCGGGATCTGGATATCTGAGTGTTTCCCGCCCCGGGAATGGGTGACCGTGCTGCGGCTCCATTTCACATCAAACTCAACATCTGCGAGAGCGCCGCCGGCTGATAGAGTAATGGTCCCCATCGCCCCGGTATACTCTCCAAAATCGCTTACAGTTGTCATGGTTTCAATCCGTTAATGTGTACTGGAAGGTGTACCGGAGTGCGTTATGCCAGATCCCGGTATCATCCTCGTGTTGTTGCGATTCGGTCGTCTTACTCCACCCATACGTCCCGGTGATGGGAGAGGTCGGGTTTAAGATCGTTGAATCGATTCGGTTCGCGATGATGTCTGCATCTTCTCCAGTGCACGGCATCCCTTCGTGCTGGTCACTGACCCAGACATCAATCTGGATCGTCGGGTTGGCATCCCGGTGTTTGCTGCTGTTGTATCCCGGGCGTTTATCCGATTTCTCGTTGTTGGTCTGGAGGGTGACTGACGGGATCTGGGACGGGGCGACTGCCTTTGCCCGGAAGATATACGCTCCGCCAAGATACCCGGTCAGGGTGGTGTCAGCCTGCAGGTTGTCCAGGATGGCCTGGAAGACAGTAGTGTTCATTCACACTCCGCCTTGAGCGCCCGCTCGAGGGCATCCGAAAGGATTGCCCTGGTGTCCTTGTCCTTTGCGATAATTGCATCCAGGATGAACGGTCGGGCCTGCATCCTGCTGGTGCCTTCATGGACCCAGAGTGAGTATGGCTTCGGGGTTCCGACAACTCCGTGGACGCTGGTGCTCTGGACCTCAACGGTCCCTTTGATTGTGTCCCGCATGTGCACGGGATCCCTCCGGGGATCGTTATCGTCCGAGTAGGGTGCCCGGTAATACGGGGAGGAGCCGGGCGTGCAGTTCTTCTTCGCTTCACCTTCAACGTTCAGGGCTGCCAGTTCCATCGCGGTCGCGATCGCCGGGACGGTCGATGCCTTGAGGTTATCGAGTTTCTGCAGGAGCTGGTCCGCGGTCAGGAGTCGGGTCATGGGAAGAAGAATTTAAAATCGATTGCCCTCCCTGCAATCACACCGATAAGGATAAGGATGGAGGTGCCAAATACGCCGATAATTGCATAGAGGAGTGTCTTCTGCAGGGCCAGGACGTCTTTGATGCCAGACTCTATCCCATCCATCCTCTTCTCGAGGGTCTCATCGCAGGCTTTTAATCCGTCGATCTTGGAGTCCGTCAGTCTTCGGTGCAGCTCACATACCACGGGTGTTACGACGTCATTCTCTGTCATGGTGTCACTTTCCTGAGCACTGCCTCGTAGTGGTTGATCGTTGCGGGTCCTGTGAGTGGATAGAGTGTCGCGATATCATACGTGCCGGTGAACCCGGTCACAGTGTTAACAACCCGATACTCGAGGGCCTCAACGGTGCAGGAGTTTGGGAGTGCACATTTTAACGGTTGGTCCAGGATCTCTCCGGATTCTGTGACTGTAACTCCCTTCCCGCCACCACCAGAGTAATAGAACCTGCAGGGAATGCTGGTCTGATCGTTCGTCCAGTAGTACTCGTATTCCCCGCTCTGGTTCTGGTAATCGGCCTGTGCGGAAAGAGTACCGGAGAACGTGAACCCCGGAGGGTTTGCCCCGACGGTGATCGTTTCGGTGGTTGTGAACGTGCCCGACAGGGTTTTGACTACGAGATAGCCGGTGGCCACCTTATCGATCACTGCGGTCTTAAGTGAGGTCCCGCCCGTTATGGTCTGCCCGACTACAGGAGTCCCGGTCCCTCCAGTATAGGTAAACTTCTTTTTCCGGTTCCTCTTCTGCAGCGTGCAGGTATGAACGAGGCCGCCCGTCATCTTCCGTCAACTCTCCGGACGAATGAGATCCTTGTTGTTCCGAGCGTGGTTTGTGAGTCCCGGTACTGTTCGACCAGTTGATACCCGGCTTTCCGGAGTGATTCAACTGCTCGCGTGACATCTACACTGCTGGAAAAATCGCCCGAGGTTGCCTGCATGGTGCCGGTCTGGAGCCCGTAGAGGAGCAGACCAGCCTGTGCAAACTTGAGTGAAGCGCTCTTGCATGCCCCGGTTGCTGTCCCGGACAGGCCGAACTGCCCGAGGTATGCGTCAATCTCGCGGTCACCGTCGTCGATAAGGGCCTGTAAGATGGTTGATGAGAGAGCCGACCCGGAGATGTTTGTCAGGTCTGTTGTGCTGCAGTAACTCATCGCCCGACCTCCGGGTTATTGCGCCAGTCATATTGTCGTGACCGGGAAAGCGGATCGACCGGGCGTGTCCCGACGTCCATAGTACTATCGAACCGATCAAGATACCCGTCGAGTCCTTCAAAGGTTGAGGACTCTAAAAAGGATAGTTGGTCTGCGGTGAATGTATCCTGGTTATCCATCGCCCGATGCCGGTTTCTGTTCCACTCGCCAGACAGATACTTGCCGCTGTTCTGGGAGTTGATCATATTTGATCACTCCGATCAGTAGATCACGTTACAGATGCCTTCACCGACAAGGGACTTAACATCGAACCTGGCGGATACGCTGACGCCTTGCATCTGCTTGATGCTGTCGGCATACCGTTCAACGGTGATATCCCGGCGCATCCCGATGGCTGCACAGTTGCGGTCCATGATGATCGCACCGACATATCCATTCGCGGAGAATCCCCAGGTGTGCGTCCGGACGGCTGCCCCACCGTACATATAGGTCGCACAGCCGAGGACATTGCCGAATATCCCGTTGCGGGAGACCAGGTCTGACATCATATTGCTCTGGGTTGTCATCGTTCCGGCCACTGACCCGTAACAGGTCGGCTCGAAGATGATGACGTTCGGCTGGAACCCTGCTGCGACGACCTTTGCATGTCCTTTTGCGATGAACAGGAACGGAGTTGCTCCTGCGTCGCCGCAGTCGGATTCGGTGTCGGACTCATACATGAGCTCCTCGATACCGAGGTGGTTGAGTGCATTCTCAATACGGGCGCCGCTCTTCCGGATCTCGTTGGCAACGATATCGTAAAGGGCGTCTTCAACCATCTCGTTGGTGATGAGTGGACGGACCGCGTATTTCTTGGCGGCCAGCGTGATGCCAGTGTGTGTCTGGTCTTCAATCGGGATCTCGGCCCCTTCTGCAACAACCGGGGCGTAGGTCCCGGTCTCACCGACAGGCACCGTCATATTCGCGCCTGCCATCCGGTAGATCGGGAGTGCGTTGCGAATACATTTTGCCGGTTCCGACCCTTCAATTACCGTTGCATAGATCTCGGTCGGGATCAAAGTAGTTCCCTGGACACCTTCGGAGATCAGGAGTTCCCTGGCGTTAACGACTTTACCGTCGAAATCGTGATAAGAGAGTTCCCGGGGAACAATCTTTTCAGCAGTCTTTTTCAGTTCTGACTTTCCCATTGAATCCATTTCAAGGAATTGGGCGAGTCTGCGTGTGTGTAGATATGGATCGTTCATGTTTACCTCAAAAATTTTTATGTTCCTTTCGCTACCAGAACAGCCCCGTAGATATACGCATAGGCCGTCCCCGTAGTGATCGGAGCCAGCATATACCCGAACGGTTCTGCGTCAGCCGCGTCCGCGTATGCGATGATGAGTCCTGATGTTGTCCCGGACCCCATGATCTGCGTCCCGGCATCAAGATTCGCATTATCGAGAGCGTTCTTGACAAGGACAATTGAACCCGGACCGGCAATGGCTATTTTGTCGCCAGTGGTTGCCTGTGAGTGCAGGGCAACGCCGATCGGGCAGATGGTTGTTCCTGTGACGTGCTTCCAGACGGTGTTATCGACGCCTGTTCCGTGGAATCCAACGACATCCCCGGCGAGGATTGCCTGTCCTGCAATCATATTCAATACGACTCCGAGTTGTCGAGGCTTGGGGTCGAATGCTGCTTGTGCTGTATTTCCCATGATCAGGCCCCCTTCGCTACCCAGACAGGAGCGGTCAGTAAGATGTATCCCGTCAGGTTCGCAGTGATATCTTCAAGAGCAACACCGACATTATACTCGTCTGCCTGTGCTGCAGTGCTGACACAACCCGTTGCAGTCGAGACACTGGTAACTACGGTATCTCCTGCATCAATATTCGCGCCGTCGCCTTCACAGACTTTAAGGATCGAGCCAGGTCCTGCAACTGCGACATGCCCCCCGACAGTTGCCTGTGAATGAAGGGCAACGCCGACAACTGCTGCAGTAGTTACTCCGTCTGACGGTTCGACTGTCCACGCAACACCCGTCCCGTTAAAGGCCACTACCTGGCCTGCAAGGATCGCGGATGCGGCAATACAGTCGATCGTCTGGGAGAGATACTTTGGTTTCGGATCGAAGGCTGCTGGAGTAGTTCCTGCCATTATGCTGCCCCCTTCGGTGTCAGAACAGGACCGTTGATCAGGATATAGAACGTCGCTCCGCCGGCTGCGTCACCTGTCAGGGCTTTCCCGATATGATAACAGTCAACTCCGCCGGCGTTCGGTGCAGTCCCTGCAATGACCATCCCGGCAGTTGTGCCCGGGACAATAGTAGTTCCGGCATCAATGGCAGTGCCGTCAAGTGCGTTCCTGACCAGGACTACACTTCCGTATCCGGCGACTGCGACCTTCCCGCCCACAGTTGCCTGTGAGTAAAGAGCAACGCCGATCGGCGCACCGCTTCCGGTTGACCCGGTCTCATTGTTGTCGCAGGGATAGACCGTCCAGTCTTCGGTCGAAGTGCTCTTGAATGCAACGACATCCCCGGCGTAAATGGCTACTCCTGCGATCATGTCGATAACAGTTCCGAGCCTGATGGGGTTCGGATCGAACGCAGCCCGTGTGGTTGCACCCATGTTACCTCATCCCCCCGACTTCCCGGACGTTCCGGTCGAATTGCACGACGGTCTCGGGTTCAGTAAGTTCTTTTATCGGTGCTCCTGGTGAAGTGACGGTCGGTGCCGGTGCCTTCTCCAGTTTCTCAAGACGTTCTGATAGGTTCTTGATGGTGCCCAGTGCTTCGGTGAGTTCTTTCGGGACCTCAACCTTGACCTCAGCGGGCTCCGCCACCTTGACCGGCGGGGTCTCCAGTACGGAAAGCCTGCGGGTAAGTTCGGCTACCTGTGATTCGAGTTCTTTTGTATCTGGCATAATTTCCTCCGGTTCAACCGGTTCCTGGGGGGCTTCGTTTATCCTGCATTTAGTACACGCGCCCTTGTGGACGAACGCGAACCCTAAAAAGGATAGGGTTGAAGCCTCCATCTGGCGGGTCCTGGGATTGAATCGTTCGTCGCCGCCATGCTCTACCGAGACATACGAGATCAGTTTCCGTTTGACCATCTCCATCAGGTCACGACTCTTCTGCGTGGCACCGTGAACGAAGATATCTCCCATCACAGCACCATTCTCGAATCTCGGTTCCCGGATCTCTGCGACTTTATCCGTCACATCACGGGGTATTCCGCCAAGGTGACGGGACCATCCGGTCGTGTCAATCCAGTTAGATGCATATTCCCGGAGCGTTGCTTCGGGATAGTTCAAGGGTGTACCGACAGCGCTGTCAGTCCACGTCCCGGCGGCCAGCATCGGCACGCCTTTGATCAGAAGACCGCCGTCCTGCTCGACCATCTGGGTTTTACTGAATTTCGTAGCAAGTGCCCTGATATGTAGTTCAGTACCGGAAGCGGCCTGCTGAGCGCCTCCGGTGTCGTGTAAAGTATCAGGGGAAGGATTAGCCACTATTTCGGGCATAGTAATATTACACAGAGAAAAGTATATTAACATCACACAAAAATATTATTAGTAGTAATATTATGTACTTGCAGAAAGTCGGGAATATATCCCGTAAACGGTTTATTGCTGGAGAACAGACTTTACTGGACGTCCTGAAAGCCAGACTAAAAGGCGAGAAGAATGTCAGTGTCCGCCGGTATATTCGCCAGAAGATAAAACAGATTAATTAAAGTTTTTTTATCTGTCCTCTTACACCGCGATCTGTACATCGATAATTAAATAATACCCCGATCTTATAGGCAAGGACGGATGGCCATTCGTCTTTATTCTGCCGGATATACTCTTTTGCTGCAGGCGGGAACCCTTTAAACGTCATACCGCATCTTTGCCGTAGTGCTGACGGTTGAGGTAATTTAATGCTGTTTTCATTAGCCTGACCTGCAACTCCAGGGCCTCAAGTCTCTCGAATGTAGTGGGTTCCTGGACGGCCATTGGTTTATGGGGTTCCGGTTCTGGTTCCGTCATTACCAGCGGGCCCTCGGGTTTCTTATTAGCCATTTCTTAACTCCTCCTTTATTTGTTCATATCGCTCTCCAAACTCCTGCCATTTCGGGCACCGGCTGACCATCAGGACCAGTTCGTTGTGGACGTCCTCGACAGTGTCAGTATATACCGGGATCGATAACCAGGGAAATAACCGGCACATTAACGGGCGGACTTTATACGGCATGATACATCCTTTATCAGTAAGTGCCGGGCAGGCACCGGTCCGGAACATCCAGACGTTATTCTCCATGAATTTCGGGTTGAATTCCTGAAGGCGAGCATTACCGACATAATGGTGCATCACAAGATACTCGTCAGTCGTGAGAGCCGGCCTGGTGCAACACCGTCTCCCACAATCCTTGCATAACTCCGGTGCGGCTGCCTGTTGTTGTGGTTCGTGTCTTTTACTACCTGCCATCAGTCACCCCAAAAAGATTATACTGATATTAAACAACCTCTCCATTCACACGTTGCGGATGCCGCATCAGAAGCGCTATTCCCGATTGCGACCATACGCAGATCAACGGCTGCCGGGACATAGATCGGCTCGGACAATATGACCTGCCAGCCTGTGCCTGCAACCACACCTTCCCATAGGGGGAAATCAAACCCGGTTGCGGTCTTTACGCCTTCGTTGAGGTTTCCGCGTAATGTGAATTTCAGGAACGATTTGTCAATGCTGGCGGCTGCGGATGCGATTTGGATTTCTTTGATTACCAGCGCTTTTCCTGCCGGGACCGTATATGCCATGTTGCGGGCGCGGGTCTGGCCGATTGCGATAGATGAGAATACCGGGGCGTTGTCAAGTTCCTGTAAGGTAATGGTTCCTACTGCTACCCCTCCGGTTCCCACTCTTGCCGCTCTGAATGAATTAATACGCCAGATATCCGTTGCTACGGTTTCAGCGGCGGTGGTGCCCGTCATTGTTACCGTTTCGCTCTTCTGATCCCCGGCGGCTGTCAGGTATTCGATCTTAACCTGTTGAACCCCAGTCCCGGCTGCAATATCGGCTGCGTTGTCAGTTGAAACGACTTCCATCTTTGCGCCGGGATATGTTGCGACCAACGGGAATGCAAACGTGCCGCCCTGTGCCCAGACATCCTCTTGTGTAGTGCCCGTAATAGAGGCATTGTACCCCATCTTGTGCACAATCTCTGCATCTGAACCGACAAGTCCACACGCTACCATTTCTCCGAACGATACTGTGCCTTGTAATGGCATTAGTTTTGAGTTTTTAAGGAACGTCATGTTTTTCAATCTCCTTGTTTCTTCTTTGCGGTCATTCTTCCATCTCCGGGATCTCGATCTTTGGGATGAGCGTGCACCTGCAGTTCGGGTGAGCGGGGCAGGCAGGGGTATCCTCGATCGGGTATACGTTCCCACTATTCCCCTCACACTCATCACAGGTCTTGTCATCCAGGGCCGTTAGCCACTCGACTTTCTCGACTCCAGCCTGTGCATACCGGTCCTTGATGCCCGTATTGACGGCTTTCATTACCTCCGTCCGTGCCATCATGGTCGCCCTGGTGATACCGACATCATCTATCTGCCGGACGATATCCCGGGTGACTTCTCCGAACGGCTGTTCTTCCAGGATGCCCGTGGCAATGGTCGAGCGGATCCGCCCGCTGGTCTCTGCGGTGATCTTCGAGAATGCATCATTGTTCGCCTGGATCAAGGTGCCGATCCGCTTTGCCTCATCCGCCCGCACTTCCGGGGGGGCTCCGAGCTGGATGTTGGCAAAGGTCGATCCTGCCCGATATGCCTCAGGGACCTTCACGGTGATCACCTGGGCCGCCGGGTTCAGCAGCAGGTCCTGCTCCAACTGGTCTAGGTGTTGGGAGAATGCATTGAGGTCAATCCGCAGCGGTCTTTGGGCGGGAGACTCCAGGGCCCTGGCATGGGCTGCCTCAAGGTCCGCCTTGACGTGCTTCTTGTAATTCTGGAAGAGCCCGACGAGTGCCCGCTCGTAGACGTTGATCTTCCGCTGCGAGCCGGTCGGGTCCCGTTTATGCTGCAGGGACCGTTTCAACCGGCTTCACCTCTTTCTTATCAGGGATTGGGGAAAGGTCCTCATCGGGCGGGATACCGAACTGCTCCCGGGCCCAGTCAGCCGGGATTACTGCATCCGGATCAGGTCCTGTTCGTAACAGTGCCATCCATTCGGCTTTCTTCTTCTCGTCTTCCGGACTTACATCATTGAACTCAATCCAGACCATACCAGGCTGCCCGGTGATCCTGTCGATGAGTTTGCGGGAATAGGTCCGGGCAACAATCTCCTGGATGGTGCTGATCTTATCCAGGAACGCTTTCATCCTGACCGTTGCCGTTGCCTCTGTTGAACCCCGCCCAAGCCCGAGCATCTCTTCAGGAACCCCGAGTGCACAGGCCGCACGCTGCAGGGAGACGTTTGAATACGTATCGACGTTTGCCACCCCGGTAGTGTCGAGCATGTTGATCTTTGTGTTCGACGTAATGAATTCGGTCTTTGCGCTGATGGTCTTGATCTCTTTATCCACCTTATCGAAATCCGCTTCACTTGCGGGGTTCTCAGGAGTGCCGATATCCCATTGCTGTTTTGGCGTGCCGTGCCGGTGAATGGATTTGGTAACCGATTCGATAATGTCGCAGTCTCTCTGGATATCATCATCCGCACGTTCCCAGACTGACAGCCCATACATCTCACCAGGGGATTGGAAGAGGACCAGGTTGATGATGCGGGTGGGTTCAATCGCGGTGCCTTTATCAGACGACGCCGTCACTCCCGCCTGGGTGTACTGGCGATATCCGGTAATCCTCCCGTATGTATCATACTCTTTCCTGAATGAGGCCGGGTCGCGGGTCACAACGCCCCACGGCTGCCCGACTTTATCAAGGATGACTTCCTGGTATGCATCACCGGCAAGGACCGCCGAGAGGATGCCCTGCCACATGATACTGTCAAGATCAACGTGTTCCTGGTCGCACCACTCCTGCACCTGGTCTTTGAGGCCTTCCTGCCCTTCTTCACACGCGAGGTTCCAGCTGTTTGTCAGCGTGAACAGAGGGTAGGAATCAATTGCATCGGCATACGGTCCTCCTCTCCGATACCGATCCATCCACTTACGGATCTTTGATCGGGGATCGGTCTTGTCATCCCATCCCATCCGGGCGAACTTGTTATCCTCTGAACCGCCGCCCACAATCTTGGTCAGTGGTTCGGGCATCTTAACAACCGGTTGCCCGGCAATGATTCTTCCTAATTCAGTTCGTATACTCATAATCTACCAGTTCCTCGTTGCTCCCCGGATCATAACTCCCGATCCGGGTTTCTCCATCAGTTCTGTAATCGCCCAGACCAGTGCATCCAGCCGATCGTCGGGTGATCGTTGGTGTGGATCGTTTGGGACCCACTCACACAGCTGGTCCTCGAGCTGCGGGAACGTGCCGACGTGATGCACCCGGCCTTGTTCGTAGAGTGCCGATATCGGTTCGGCCCGGATGGCTTTCCCCCGGGATGCATGAACCGCCCTAAACGGGATGGTCCTGTCAACGGTGCGAAGATTGACTTCTACCAGGTCGCCTCCATTGTTCACCTCCCCAATCACGCGGTCCGCCTTCTTTGCATGGAACACCCTTACTACTGCCCGGGCCCAGTCAAGAGGAGAGCCTTGCAGGGTAGAGTCGTTCAGGACATAGACGTGCCCGGTGGCGGCGATTCCTGCGGTGATAATACCAGTCTCGTCGGCTTCTTCTCCTCCGGATACGGCAGGGTCCACACCGACAACAATGCGGGTAAGTTGTGGGGCGGTGTTGACCCGTAGGTTCTCAATTACATCCCGCTGCCAGAGTGCGTTCGGGTTGTCGTCCAGGACTTCCCCTTCTAACTCCTGCCGGCCCAATCGCGTTCCTGCATACCGCTCCTGGATACGCTTTAAGAAAACGGGTGATAGGTTCTCTGCGTTCTGTGCGGTTGAGAACCGGATATCAATAGTAGTGGGATCTTTTACTAACCGTTTGATAATCGGGATCGGGCGGGGTGTTGTCGTGCAGAAGACTTGTGGGTTATCTCCGAGCCGTAACCCCATCTCCATATTATCCCAGGTTTCTTCTGCATACTTGAACTTCGCTAATTCGTCAATCCAGATACTATCGTGTGCAGGACCTCTTAGCTGATCGGGTTCCTCTCCGGTGAACGTGGTTGCGACTGCTCCGTTCGGGAATGTTAATCGCCGCTTTGATGGTTCATAAACGGGTCGCTCTTCCGGGCGGGCGATCTTCATGATGCTGGACGGTCCGAGTTCCACCATGGTATCCCGGATATCGGCTGCCGTCTGCCCGATAAGAGCGATGTGTTTGTATCCCTGCCGGACTCTTTGAAGGACCCATTCGCTACCGGACCGTGTCTTTCCGCCACCACGACCGGACCGCATGAGATAACAGAACCATGCCCGGTCAGTTGGAGGGATCTGCCCGGGGTGTGCAAGGAACGTCCAGCGTGAGGCATACTCACGGAGGATGTCCATATCACTTGCGCTTTGATAGGATTTCACGAGCACGCCGTTCCACCTCCTCGTCGGGTATATCACGGACGGGGATCAGGGGGGTATCGTCTTTCCCTGTTAGTTCCTGCCTGTCCTTCTGTCCGAGGTATTGTTTGCCTAACCAGATC